GCGCTTACGAGTTTTTCCTTAAAAAGATTTTTAAAGCTATCAAGAAGGTTGTTAAGGCCGTCGTAAAAGTGGTCAAGAAGATCGCTCCGATTGTCTTGCCTATTGCTTTGTCATTCACGCCCCTCGGACCTATTTTCGGTGCCGCGCTTGGTTCAGGTATCGGAACGCTAATTAACGGCGGTAGTATTAAGGACGCCCTGAAGTCAGCACTGATTAGTGGTGCAATTGGTGGCGTCACGGCTGGATTTACCGGTTCTGGAAGCTTTACTGAAAACATTGCAAATGCTGCGTCCGACTTTGGCGGTCGTTTTGGCCAAACAGTATCTGGTTTTACCGAAGGCGTAAGTAGCGGCAGCTTAAGTGGATTTGGCGAGAACTTTTTCGCTGAGTATGTACCGACGCCGGGGGCTGAGGTACAGGCCGCAGGCGGCGCGGACGCTCCTTCTGCTGATCCCGCTGCTCAAGTTACTCCCGAGCAAGCGGCACAACAAACTGCGGAGCAACAAGCTACCCAACAAGCCACGGAGCAAGCGGCACAACAGGGTGCCACACAAGCGGCACAATCAGGCGCTATTCAAACCATTGATAAGCCACCGGGTTTCTTTGAAAGCATAAAAGGCGCATTGACCCCCGGTGATGACGTTGGCTTTGTGGAAGGTTTGGGCGACGCGTTTTTCCCTGCAAGAACTACTACTGCGGATGTCTTAGCCGCAAATAACATCAATCCGGTAAATGCTACCGCGGCCCAGCTAAAAGGTGCTGAAATAGCTGCTCAGGCAGCTAACCCCGGCATGTTTAGGGCATTTGCTCCGCTGGCAGCCGCAGGTACGTTGGCTGCGGGTGCTACTGGCATGTTTGAAGTGCCCGACGCTATACCGGCAGACTTTATTGACTACAACCCCGATGGAACGCCCGTTACCGGCCAAGATTTGATCGACGCCGATCCAGCTCGGTATCGTATCGCGGACCTCGGGACACGCGTATTTAACCCTGAAACCGGGCAATACGAAGATAAAGAACAAGAAGAAGTTGATGTTACCGTACCTGCAACAAACCCATATGTTGTTCCAACGCAGTATCCAGTTTCTGCTCCTCAAGGCGGTTACGGTGTAAACAACAGCGCAGGTTACTTACTTGCTTCTAACCCGGGTGGCCCATTTGCGCGTCCTTACGTCGCTGCCGCACAGGGTGGAGCAATCCCTGAAGTCTTCCCGCGCCGCAATGGCGGCATTATGCCAAACGAAGGTACTCCGGGCGAAGATAGTGTAAGAGCTATGCTCATGCCGGGCGAATTTGTCATGACGACAGACGCTGTTAGAGGCTTGGGCAACGGAAACCTTAATAACGGCATCAAGAATATGTATTCGGTCATGCGAAACCTTGAGCGCCGTGGGAGGGCAATGTCGTAATGGCTGAAACAACCACTCAGATTGTCCGCGAAGCGCCCGAAATCGAGGCGATTAAACTCGCCCTTTTACAAGATGCTAAAACGCTCGCAGACCTTGGTCGCCCACTACCGCCTAAGTTAATAGCCGATTTATCAGGCTTACAAACCACCGCAGCCGACTTGGCTGCTGCCGGGATTGGAAACTATCAAGGGTATTTAGACCAAGCTGGTTACACCCTTGGTGATGCACAACAAGCCATTGGCGCGACCATGGCAGGCGCTTTGCCGTTTCAGGCCGAAGCGGCTCAAGCTTATCGGGCAGCTTTGCAGGGCATTCCTGACCAAGTAACTGCGGCACAAACCGGTATTGCCGGTGGTATTGGAACAGGCGCTACCGCTACTCAATTAGCTACTGATGCGATGGGTCAAGCGGCCACTGGCGCACAACAACAGGCTGCGGCGGGTCAAGCAGGTATGGGGACGGCGGCAAGCCGTATCCCGGGTATTCTTGAAGGCACTCAAGCAGGTATGGGGACGGCCCTAACGGCTGCCGAAGCTGCTGCGCAACGTGCTGCTCAAACAGGCGTTGTTGATACGTTAGGCAGGGGCTTAGATGCCGCTTCTGCCGCTGCGGCGCAACAAGCTGCCGCGGGTCAAACCGGGTTAGCTGGGGCGGCACAAGGCGCTCTTAGCGCACGTGACTTGGCTGCCGGTGCGGGGCAAGGCATTGCTGGAGCAATCGACGCCTCTCGACTACAGGCGCTTACTGGACAAGCCAATTTAGGTGAAGCCGCTGGTTTAGGACAAGGTTTTGCACAAGAATCCGGCCTTGGAGCGCGGACCGCGGCTCAACAGGCTGGAACTGACACTGCCGCAGCTATTCAGGCTGCTCGTGCAGGCGTTCAGGGTGCTGGACAAACTCTGGGGGAAGCTGGCATTGGTGGCCTTGCGGCTGCACAACAAGCCGGTGCAGGGACACAAGCTGCGTTAGACGCAGCAAGATTACAAGCGGCTGGCGGACAACAAGCGCTTGCCGCCGCTGGTTTAGCGGGCGCAGATGCGGCTGCTCAAGCGGGTCTGGGCGCACGTTTAGGTGCCGCAGGCACGGCAGCGGGTCTGGGCGGCGTCAGCGACGCAGCACGGCTCGCGGCTCAACAAGCCGGTGCTGGTGGTATTAGCGCATTTGAACAAGCTATGGGCGGTGTTGGCGATGTGGCACAAGCTGCACGTAACGTCGCTGCACGAGCAGGTACAGGTGGTCGCACGGCAGCGCAACAAGCTGCCATGGATACCCAAGCCGCTATTACTGGCGCACGAGGCATTACTGGTCAGGCCGCGCAGGCCCTACAACAGGCCGGGGCCCTCGGAACACAGACTGCTCAACAAGGTATTGCTGGTCTAGCCGGTACGACGGGGGCGTTTGATCCCACTTCTGCTGGCGCATTTATGAACCAGTATGAAGATGCTGCGGTTCAACAAGCGCTGCGTGATATTCAACGTGCCGGTGATATTCAACAGCAGCAGGTCGCTGCACAAGCTGTTGGGGCCGGAGCCTTTGGTGGTTCTCGGCAGGCTGTACAAGAAGCTGAATTACAGCGAAACATTCTCGAACAACAGGCTCGTACCGCAGCAGGTATGCGCCAGCAAGGTTTTGAAAGTGCCGCTCAACGCGCACAACAAGCCTTTGAAGCTCAACAAGCAAGAGGTCAGCAAGCGGCGCAGCTTACTGGCGCTCTCGGTGCGCAAGGCGCACAAACCGGTCTTCAAGCAGCTCAGGCGGCGGGTCAACTTGGCCTGTCGGCTGAGGAATTAGCTGCACGGACCGCGCAACAACAAGGACAGCTCGGTATGTCTGCGGAGCAGTTGGCTGCCCAGACAGGATTGTCCGCAGAACAACTGGCACAAGCCGGACTGCTACAAGGTGGTCAGCTTGGTCTGTCTGCATACGGCCAGATGGGTCAGCAGGCGATGGCCGCAGAACAGCTCGCCGCACAAAACTTGGCTCAAGCGGGCCAGTTGGGACAGTCAGCAGAGCAATTGGCGGGACAGCTCGGAATGTCTTCTGCACAGCTACAAGGCCAGCTTGCCGGACAGGCTGCGCAGCTTGGTATCTCTACCGAAGAAATGGCTGCACGGATGCTACAACAGCAGGCCCAGACCGGATTGTCTGCAAACCAGCTTTTGGCCCAGACCGCGCAACAAGCCGGTCAGCTCGGCCTATCTGCCGAACAATTGGCCGCTCAAACGGCTCAACAACAGGCTCAAACCGGCATCGCAGCAGAACAGCTTGCAGGTCAATTGGGCATGTCGGCATCACAATTACAGGGTCAGCTTGCAGGACAAGCGGCCCAGCTCGGTATGTCTGCGGAACAGCTTGCTGGACAGCTCCTCAACCAGCAGGCGCAGACGGGCTTGTCCGCCGAGCAGCTTATTGCTCAGACAGGGTTGCAGGCCGCGCAACAAGGGGCCCAGCTTGGTCTCAGCGCACAACAAATGGCCTCTGCCAATGCTCAAGCATTAGCCAGCACCGGCATGAATTTACAACAGCTTGCTTCTCAGACAGGTATGAGCGCAGCGCAGCTCGCCGGGCAGCTTAATACAAATCTTGGTCAGCTTGGCTTGCAAGGTGCAGGACAAGAAGCCGATATTGCTCGACAAGCCGCAATGCTGGGCATTTCTGCCGATCAGCTTGCGGGCCAGCTTGCTGGACAAGCCGGTCAGTTGGGTCAAAGTCAAGGTCAATTGGCAATCCAAGGCTCACAAGCCGCGGGCGCTCTGGGCTTACAAGGTCAGGAACTTACCGGACGTCTCGGAGAAGGACTCGGGGCCCTCGGAACACAGTACGGCCAGCTCAACCTACAGCAAGGCGAAGCTCTCAGTCAGCTTGGTCTACGCCAAGGCGCTCTTGGGGAGCTTTCACAGCAGCTTGGCCAAAAAGAGCAAGGATTCTTGTTCGATATGGGTAGGCAGCTACAAGCTCAACAGCAAGCCGAACTTGAAGCGGCACGTCAAAATGAGCTTCAAACAGTTATGGAGCCTTACGAGCGTATTGCCTTTTTGTCAGATATTTACAAAGGTGCGCCATCTAGCCAAATGGCTATTTCACAAGCGTCGGGTGGCGGCGTGTCACCAGCCCAGTCAATTCTTGGCTTGGGCATAGCCGGTCTGTCAGCAGCAGGCGGCGCAGCAAAAGCGGGGTTATTTGGATGAACAGAAGTGTAATGGAGCGTCAGATGTTCAAGAAAGGCGGCGCTGCCGGTTTTCCTGATCTAAGTGGCGATGGACAAGTGACTCAGAAGGATATTCTGATGGGTCGCGGTGTAATTAATATGCAGCAGGGTGGCATGGCACCAATGCCCGCGGGCCTCGGACCAGAAGTCATGGCCGGTGCGATGGGGCAAGTAGACCCTAACTCAATTGATCTAAATCAGGCAGCTCAAGGCGCAATGCAGCAAGGTATTGATCCCGTCATGATGGAGGGGATGCTTAGTCAATACGCCAGCCAGCTAGACGATTTAGAAAATGCCCAAGATTATGAGCAGGTCATCAACGGTATTCGAGGCGACAATGCGCCGATTGAACAACGGTACACGGAACTGGCTGGCATTGTGGGTCAAGAAGATGCGCGACAGACGCCTGAATCGGTTCTGGCACTGGTGCAGCCTGTCATGCTGATGGCTTCCGTCGATCAAGGGATCGGCGGTTTGGCCATGGAAGAAATGAATGCTCCAGTCGAAGGAGCGCTGGCGGAAGGCATCATGTCTACCGTCAACATGGGCGCTCAAGAGCCTGCTCAGGGTCTAGGGGGCCCTGCTCCTGTAAATTTTAACCAAGGCGGTCCTGTAGTTTATATGCAAGACGGTGGCAGTCCACTGGGGGGTCGCCTTGGAGAAATTTATGGTCAGAAGCAATCTTTGTACTCCAGCATCCTGTCACCGCAAGACTCCGCGCTAGAGTTAGAAGAACAGACTGACATGACTAAGGCGCAGATGCTGTTTGACATCGCGCAAGGCGCTTTGATGTTCGCTACCCCGGGCGACCGTCGAATGAGCCCTGCCGAGCGTCTGGCACAAGCGTTTACCCCGGTTCTTGGCAACATCAGCGCTCGCGCTGGTGAGCTAGAAAAGTTTAAGCAGGGTCAAAGACGTGAAGAACGCGCTTTGAACTTACAAGCCTTGGGCGCAGCAGAAACCACGCTGGCGTCAGAAGAAGCCGCAGCAGCTAAAGCGGCATTACAAACAGCAGCGAATGATTTTTCAGCAAGTGAGTCGCGCTTAGATCGTGCGCACCAGATCACGCTGAAGAACATGGACTTTGACTTTAAAAACGCCGACCGCTTAAGTCAGCAAGAATTTACTGAGCGCTTGCAAAACTTGAAATTCCAAAACGACGTAGCGCTTTTGGGCTTGCAAGGCGATGAAAACCAAGAAGCTATCAAGCTTCGCAACAAGCTTGAGCAAGACAACATGCGTCTTGGCAGCGAGCTTCGTATTGCTGAAAACCAATTGGCGTTTGAGAACCAGCTTCAGCGTGACGGCATTCTTAACACCTACGAATTGGAGCGCATGGACAAAGGTCATGGATTTAACCTTGCCTTGGCCAGCCATAAAGGCGCTATTGCTCGCGAAGCACAAGAGTTCCAGAACGCCTTCACGGCGGCTGAAGCGGCATTGGATCGCGCACAGCGTGAGAACCTGCAACTTAGCGATCAAAATTTCCGGCAGCTCATGCAGGAGGAAATGCAGAAGTTCACGTCGGATCAGGCTGAAATTGACCGCGGTATTGCTAAGATTAACCGTCAGTTTGATAACGCTTTGGCTACACGTAGAGCCGATCAGACCGACGTACAGCTTGGCTTGGCCGAACGCGCTCAGGTACTCGACGAAGCGTACAAGCTTGGTAAATTGGCTATTGACCAGTTGGCTGCGAATGCAACTAAACTGGGCAGTGAGTCGCTTACTAACACGATTACCTACCTAACAGACACTGAAAGGTTGGACAAATACGCTAACGGTACGCTTGGAGAGGGTACAACCGAGTTCGAGCAACTTGTTCTGGATTACATCAACCCGAAAAACAACGAGGTTTGGGACGCAGGGGCCGGACGCTACGTTAAAGGGGCCCCTAACAAATTGGCTCCTCGCGTATTGGCAGCCATTCAAAAAGGCAATCCTGCGTTTTACGAGCAAGTTGCAAAAACCATGGAAATCGACGCAACTGTCGATCAAAGCGGTGCTGGAACCGGAACCGGAACCGGAACCGGAACCGGAACCGGAACTCCCCCTCCACAACGGACTTTAAAGGACTATAAAGCGGAAATATTTAACCCTGATGGTTCGATAAACAACGAGTCCGAGGCTTGGTCTGTAACTCCGCCCGCAATCTTTGATCCAAATGTTGATTACAAGCTAGTGGTCGGCGCGTCTCGTTTTTTCCCGGGTATTGAGAAGGCGTTTTCGGAAGGCTCCGCGGAATTATTTGGCGGCGATGCAAGTCCGCAAGCCAAAAATATGGCTAGAGCCGCTACAAGTTTAGAGGCGTTAGCCAACGACTTGTTGCAATACAACACTTCCGGGGATCAAGGGGGTCGAGTACTTAAGTTTGTTCAAGAGCTTTTGGAAAAAGAAACTCAAAACATCCGCCCCGGAGGGTTTTTGTTTAGAACGGACGCTGATGCAAGCGCCGCTTTGGAAACAATTGCAGGTTCTTTAGAACAAACTCTTAGAAAAGGGCGAGACATGCTTCCCGCTTATGGTGGTGATTCCAGTAATCTTAAGCCTTCAGAAGTACAACAAATGGGAAGAGAGATGGACGAAATCAAGCGACTTTACAATGAAGTTCTTGCTTTCCAAAAAGCCTTCGCGGTTGAACCCTCTACTCGTTCCTCTGTTGTTCCGGGTCAAGATCAAAGCTTAACGACGGCGCGGGATCAAATCCTACAAATGAGAAGAAATTAAAGGGGTTTTGGCATGGCAGATGACGCTTTAATTAGTCTGACAAGACCTCAGTTTGAAAACCTGATGGAGACGCAAGGGCTGGCCAATACAGTGGACGGCATCTTGTCTATTGCTAACGAAGAGCTTGAATTAGGGGGTGTACCGTTAACTCGTGAAGCGCTTAAAAATGGTACACACCCAATTTTAGACCAGCTTGATCGCTACAAAGGTTTAACTCCAGACCAACGTCAAGTTTCTGATGAGGAAATTTTGACGCTATTTACCAACGTCGAAGACTTTGGAAAATTCGACCCGGCGGATGACAGTTTTTTCAGCCCCGGAACAAAAGCGATTGCTGCGGGTGCGGCGCGAGAAATCCCTGAAACAATTGGGGCGGGCCTTGGTTTTAAAACGGGTTTAGCAGCAGCGACCCCTATTGCAGCTATGATCCCGCCTGTTGGCTTACCCGGTCTTGCAGCCAAAGGTATTGTTTACGGAATCGGCGGTATTGGCGGCGCTATTCTTGGCGCAATGGGCTTTGGTGCGGCTGAAGACGCCATTATTGGAGAAGCGGACCCCGTTATTCCTTCCCTTGAGGGCCGATACCGCGGTGGTGAAACAGGCATGATCGCCATGTCAATGTTGGCGTCGCCATGGAAACTAGCTCCATCTATTCCTAAAGCTAAAACAGGCGCTATTGAGTTTGTGGAAAACTTCAAAAACGTCTCTTCTGGTAAATACACCGACGTAGCTGACGAAGCCTTCCAGCTCGCGGCCCGCGATGCAGGATTGTCTGAAAAAGCAGCAGCTAAACTTTTTGAAAAAGCTCGAAAAGCTCGTGAAGTTGCTTCTGAAATGGGCCCCATGTTTGGTGGTCAGTATGGCGTTAACTTAGGCTTAACCCGTTTTAACCCTGCCGGTAAATTGTTTGACCCAAGAAAAGGCCCGGTTGGCGCTCGTCTAGTCGCTGGGGTAGAGGGCGGGATTGAGAAATCTATGGCTGCGGCTCGTGATAAGCCGGGTAGATTTCTTGCTACTGAGGGCTTGGTAGCGTTAGGAACCGGTACGGGTGCCGCAGTTGCACAGAATATGGCACCTTATGATGAAGGTTACCGAATCGGTGGCGAATTAATCGGCTCTTTGGTTGTTCCTATTCCGGTACAACTGGCCGTCGATACAGGCCCTGATCTAGTCAAAGGTGTTTTCCGCACCATGAAAGAGTGGTGGGGCAAAGGAACCGATGAGACAGCAAGACAAGGTGTTTTACGCGGTAAACTAGAAAAAGACGCAGCTAATCGCATACTTCAAGCGATTCAAAAATCGCAGGAGTTCGAGCCTGTTGTAGGACCGGATGGAACCGTCCTTCAAACAGGGGAAGAAAGGCTCAATATCTTTATTCAGCAGCTTGGTGAAGCTGCGGCTAGAGAACGCATAGGTCCGGATGGAAAGCCGATACCGCTTACTGCTGCGGACCTTGCCTCTATGGAAGGACTGCCTTTTTCCGCGACCATGCAGACTATTCAGCAAGAACTGGCTAAATCCAGTGCTGACTTAAAAGCCGCCACTGGGCGAGGTCGAGAAGAGCTGCAAGCCGGTGCAATTAACGCAATTCGAGCTTTGTCGTCTACTGGTGACCCGGCAGCACTTGCCTACGCGGCCCGTATTCAACAAGGTTTGTTTGAGCAAAACATCTTAGACGGCATTGATAATGGCGTAGCTAACTTGTTTGGGGCAGCCAAACAAGTTTTAGGCCGTGGTCCAGATTTACCTTCTACGAGAACGGAGCTTTCGGAAAATTTATACAACGTTTTAAAAAATCAAATTGACCTGAGTAAAACGCGTGAGCGCCGTCTTTGGGCGGAAGTTAAGAATTTCCCGCTGACAGAGTTTTATGCACGTAATGGTCGGCAGATTAACCAACCTAACGTGCTGCAATTGCTTGGTCGTCCTTCAAGCCGAGGTGGTTTGAACTTTTCTTCTAAGGGCGCTCAAGGTGAATTAAACGCGGCTTTGGGTAAATACAAAGACGATTTCGACGATTTGGCTACTTACTTCCAAGACGGCCAAGGTCGCAACCCGGCCACTGCTCAAAAATTCTTTGAAATGCGGTCGGGCTTGATGAACCGAGCCGCACAATTGCGTAAGCAAGGCGATATTGTGAACGCTGGACGTTTGGACAAACTTAACGATGCTTTACTGCGCGACTTGACCGGTCAAAAAGACGGGGTTTCTGAGGCTTACAACACAGCCCGCGCCTATACGTTTGCCCGAAACAACGTATTTACGCGTAGCTTCTTGAGCGATTTGCAAGCAGTAGATCGTAACCGTGGACTGATTTTGGACCCACAAAACCTGTTAGACGTGGCTTTCCGTGGGGGCAACCTCAGCACGGCAAAACGATTTGACCAAATCCGTGCAGCCGGTCGATTCCTGATCGACGAAGCAGGCTTCACTGAAGAAGCCGTCCAAGCGATGGACGCAGATCAAATTATGCAGGCCGCGCTCCGCGATTCCTTGAATCAAATTGTGGATAAGAAAATCGTTACAAATCCTGCCACCGGTGAAGCAGTTGAGACTTTTGTAGTAAACCCCTCAAAATTGCAAGGTTTTCGTGAAAAACCCGGCACTAAAGAATTGTATGCTCTTATTCCAGACCTTGAGGTGGATTTAGCTAATGCTCAGTCTGCGCAACGCGCATTTGATGGCATGTTGGATGATATAACGCTTCAAATGAAGCCGTCAGAAGCTGCCCGTGCGGGTATGACCAATGAACAGTTGACCAATCATTACGGCACTAAGGCTTTCCAATGGGTGCTTCAGTACGAAGACCCGGGCAAAGCGGTTGCCAAAGCTTTAGCGGCGGAAAAACCAAGCTTGGCGCTCAATGCGCTTTATCGCATGGTAAACGAAGCCGACTACAAAGACGCTGATTTTACTCGTGAACAGGCTATGCAGGGCCTTAAATCGGCTATCTTCAACAATGCGCTACGTAAAGCAAACAACACCGCGGGCTTGCCAAACGGTGATGTGTTGCAGCGGGAGCTGTTTACACAGATACCCGGGGTAGACCCCAGCGCCAAGCTTTCGATCAGCGATTTCTTGGTTCGCAAAGGCTTGGCCACCGAAGATGAAATGGCCGATGTTCAAAAAGCCATTAAAACGTTACGTGGTGTAGAAGAAGCTTTTGCCACCAACAACTTTGAAAACGTACTGTTCAAAAACCCCAGCATGGCCAAGCTGTTTTACATCCGCATTGCGGGTGCGACTGCTGGTGCCGCAGCGCAGCAACAGTTGAAGAAATTCTTGGGTATGCCGCAAATGAGCGGGGGCTTGATCGCTGAACAGACTGGTTCGGACCTCGTGCAGCGGGTCTTGCTCCGCGGCCCAGAGACCCAGCGTATTAAAGTCATGACTGACATGTTCAGTAATCCAAAGCTTCTTGCTGAAATGATGAAGGAAATCCAAGACAAGAAGATGGCCGACAATGCGGTTACCCGTATCGAAGCGATTATGGCTCCGTTGGCTCGTCAGGTGGGCCGTCGTATACCAATTGGTGTTCGTGCGACTGACGAAGCCATTACAGAAGAGTACGAAGCGCCTCCGCCTCCCCAGCGTCCGATGAACTTGCCACAAAATTTGCCTCCTGCTAACCAGCAAGGGGCATTCGTACCGCCTGCCCAATTTCCCACTCAGGGCAGTGGTGCTGCGCCTAGCCTGACTCAACTGGCTTCTGCGACTCCCCAGTCACCACCTTCAACCCTTTCAGGAACGGTTGATAGGGCTAGGTTTGCAGCTTTATTTCCCGAAGACCGCGATTTGATGGGAATTGCTAGTTTGGCAGGACAAGGCTAATGGGAATTTTTTCCGAATATACTGGACCTGCCGGAGAGCGCGGTTATTACAGCGCTGCCGATTGGAACAAACTACAGAACCCGGAGTGGGCAAGCAGCCAAGAAGAGTACGACCGGTTTGCCGATCAGGCCGCGGCCCGTGCTGCAAACCGTGAAGCTGCGATGTCTCGCGCTCAAGAAGCTATTCCGTTTTCTTATGCTGTTCAAGGACGTGGGGGAACGAACCCATACTTTAGTTTAGGCGGCTTTTCAGGCCATTCCGGAGGCGGAACTTCGGGGCTTTCTGGTTTTGCTAGTATGAGCGGGCCCATAGGGTATGAAACTACGACAAGCACCTCGACAGGCACGGACGTTGGTCCCGGTAACATCCCAGATGACGATAGGACGGACCGTCAAATAGAAAGAGCTGAAGGTGGCGTAGTGCCCCCAGTACAACATATGCAGGAGGGCGGGATGATTCAATCGCCATACGCAAATCCTATGAAATCGACTTACTCGGCGATGCCCATGCCGACGCCTCAAGTTCAAGTTGATAGAGGACCGATGCCTCAGCCCGCTATCGGCGGCTTGTTTGAAAAATTACACACCCAATTTGGTCAGCAAATGGGCCAGATGCAGGCGTCTCCGTTAAAGGTTTATCAAAACTACCTAATGCAAACATACGCGGCTCCTGAAATGCAGCAACAACAGCAAAAAGTAGATCAGTTTTTAGATTTAGTTGACCAAGCCGAACGTGCCCATTTTGGCGCAGAAGAAAGTTTCGGTTTTGGCGGCGGTCCTATGATGCAGCAATACTCGCAAGCATTACCCGTTCCACGTGGTGGACCGATGCCCGGCAGCGGAGTAATGGGCGGGGGCATTGCCTCGCTCATGAACGGCTAGGGTCCGTGTATATGTATGGCCAGAGTATCAGAAGACACTAACGTAACGATCCCTCTAAAAAACCTGTTGGGGATGCTGGCCATTACCGCCGTCGCAACGATGGCGTACTTCACCATAGAAGCACGGCTCACGGCCCTCGAACACAACATCGAAATGACCGATGTTGAAATCAAAGCAAACTCTGAGTTCCGAATCCTCTGGCCTAGAGGGCAGCTTGGTTCGCTCCCGGCAGACGCTCGGCAGGACATGCTGATCGAAGGGCTAGAACGTGATTTGTATGAGCTTCGAGAAATGCAGGAAAGGGTTCACCAGCTAACTATCCGAATAGGCACAATGGAAGCCTTATACGAAAAAGAAAAACCGGACGAACCTAAGTAAGCCACGACCGTGTATCTTCACCCAACACCTCACTGGCTACATCTATCTTGGATCGCAAAGCGCCTAAGATTTTTTCGTCAATGGTTCCGGGCGTCACAAGGTCCACGTAAGTCACCTTGTTTGTCTGCCCAATACGGTGTGCCCTATCCTCAGATTGAAGACGTATTTCCAAATCGTAGCTGTTGCTGTAGTAAATCACCGTGTGGGCAGCGGTTAAGGTAATCCCGTAACCTCCTGTTTTTGGCTGTCCCACAAAGAAGCGCAGGGGACTGTCTTTCTGCTGGAAGTGTTCGACGATCTCCTGTCGCTCGTCTTGGGGCGTTTCCCCGTAATAGGTTGCGACCGAATCGGGCCCGAAACGGTCGCGCAGGGCAGAAGCTATCTGTTGAATGTCGTGGGTATACGACGCCCAAATGATTGCTTTTCCCTGTAACTCGTCAGTGAGGTCCAACAACTCGTTCAAACGGTTGTTTTTGATCTCTTTGATCTCACCCTCATCTGGCTGCAAATGCCCGCAGCAAATCTGTTGAAGACGCATAATCTGCGTCAGTACGCTGGCGGTCGTTGCCAGCTCGCCGGACTCTAACTTTGCCAGAGCCAGCTTCTGCATCTGTCGGTACAGGCGCTCCTGCTCAGGAGTAAAGGTTACCTCTCGGCGGACATACACCTTGGCAGGCAAGTCCAAGCAGTCTTCCTTCAGCACCCGGTTACTGAACCGGTCAAGCTTGTCAGATAGCTCGTCTAGGCGTCGGTAGCCCATAATCTGCTGAAAACTGCGGTGTCCCATGGTCCTCTTTGCGACGTTCGCGTACCGCGCTTGGAAGGCGTAGTAGCTATTGAAGCCCAGTGCTTTTTCGGCCAAGAAGTTGCACTGGCTGAATAAGTCCATGGGGCTTTTGGTAATGGGGGAGCCGGTCAAAATACGGCGGTACTTGGCCCGCTTCTGCAACGCGATGATGTTCTTGGTTCGCGATGCTTTCCTATTTTTGATTGTCGTAGATTCGTCCACAACAACGATGTTATCAGGGTTCTGATAAAGAAACGCCTCCGCAGCTTCCATGCCACGGGGCGTAGAGAAGGCTTCGACATTTACTACGAAGACTTTTAATTTGGGATCACGGTCTACGATGAAGTCCTTAAGCTCGTTCTCGAACTTCAATGTCTTAGCCGGAGTCCACCGTAACACCTGACGCGGTATCCGCTTAGGTAAATGAATGGGAATTTCCCCCTTGACCCAGTTGTCGTAAACGCCTTTCGGTGCGATAACTAAAGCAGCTTTGACCTTGCCCGCTTCAAACAGAGCCCCCATCGTGTCGATGGCCACCTTGGTTTTTCCTGTGCCCATCTCCATGAGAAGTGCGTAAAACTCCGCGGCCCACGAGTCTTCCAACGCCTTGCGCTGGTGATCGTATGGTTGTGTTTCGTAGTCGTAGGAGAGCATCTGTTCCTCTTTTTCAAAAACTGCTTGACAAGCTGATGGTATAAGATATTATCTACATTTGTCAAGGCCCGAAAGGTGCCTTTAACCACGAAAGGAGAAACACGATGAGTGATGACCTTACCAAGTTGATGGAGCAGGAGTTTGAAAAAACTGTTGCCTCATCGGTAGAAAAAATAGACCAGCAAGGCTTAACTTCGGTAGCTACGTTGGCCAGAACCATCCGCGATAAGGAAGCCCAGATTGACCACCTTGAGTCACAGCTCAAGGAGGAGAAGAAGGCGCTTCTGAAACTTACTGACGAGGACATGCCTGCAATGCTGGCAGAAATCGGACTTACTTCGTTTGTCTTGGACGACGGTTCCACCGTTGACATCAAGCAAACGTATGGAGCTTCGATCCTCGTTCAAAACCGTCCTCAAGCTTACGAGTGGCTACGCGATAACGGGTACGACGACATTATCAAGAATACTGTCGCCTGCCAGTTTGGCCGTGGAGAGGACGATCTTGCCAGTGCCTTTTCTGCGTTTGCGCAGCAGCAAGGGTATACCCCAGAGCAAAAGACAGAGGTTCATCCCCAGACCCTCCGTGCGTTCGTTAAAGAGCGTGTGGAAGCTGGTGAAGAATTTCCTATGGAGCTTTTCGGGGCGTGGGTTGGTCAACGCGCAGTTATCAAGCGAGGTAAAAAATGAGTACGAAAGCAGTAGCCAAAGCTGGCAAAAATGAAGTGGCTGCATTTGATGCAGCTATGTTTGAGGCCGATGCAGGCCGTGGCATGGAGAACATGGGGCAAGAAGACTTAGCGCTTCCTTTCCTCAAGGTACTATCCGGCAACGATCCTGTCCTCGACGAAAATGAAGAGGCTCGTAAGGGCGATATATACAACACCGTTACTGGTGCGCTGTTCAAAGGTAAAGCTGGCATCCGAGTTGTGCCATGCGCCTACCAAAGACGGTTCATCCAGTGGGCTCCGCGTGGCAGCGGAAGCGGTGCGCCCGTGGCAATTTACGAACCCTCAGATGAGCGTCCTAAGACGGAGCGTTCACCCGATGACAACAAGGATTACGTTGTCGGAGGGGATGGCGACTACATCGAAGAGACGCATCAGCATTTCGTTGTACTCCTCAACGAGGACGGGTCGCACGAGACGGCACTAATTGCAATGAAATCTACGCAGCTCAAGAAGTCGCGTAAATGGAACAGCATGATGGCCTCTCGGTCTATGATGGGTGCGAATGGGCCGTTTACGCCCCCGCGCTTCTCCCACATTTACAACCTGAAAACGGTGTCTGAGGAAAACTCCAAAGGCTCGTGGCACGGTTGGGAAATGTCAGTAGAAGGCCCCATTGAAGACGCCGCCCTTTACACTCGGGCAAAGGGTTTTGCTGACAGCATCACCGCAGGTGACGTTGTTGTTAAGCATACGGACGATGAAGCGGGCGGTGAAGATACACCGTTCTAAGTAATCGCTGCGGTGGGGCTTCGGCCTCACCGCTTTTTCCGTATGGGGGCAACAATGTCAGTAGAAAAATTTATGGCCATCTTTGATGGTCTGAAGGAAGCATATGGCTACTTCAAGATAGAAAATACCGGGGCCAATGGTAAGGCCAAGGGCAAAGCTGGCGTATTGCGTGAACCACGGACCAAGGCTCTGTGGGAAAACCATCTCTCCGGCAAAGGAAGTGGTCTGGGTATCATACCCATCAACGAAGACAACATGTGTAAGTGGGGCTGCATCGACATCGACCAGTACCCGCTGGATCACAAGTTGCTCATCGACAAAATCCGGAAGCTTAAACTTCCCCTCGTTATATGCCGGTCAAAGTCCGGCGGCGCACACCTATTCCTGTTTTCTGCCAATTGGGTAGAAGCAAAAGACATGCAGAAAGCTCTGCAAAATATGTCCGCGGCCCTCGGCTACGGCGACAGTGAGATATTCCCAAAGCAAATTAAACTGCACCTCGACCGTGGTGACGTAGGTAACTTTCTAAACCTGCCTTACTACGATCACGAGGGCGGCTTGCGCTATGCCTTTTTAGACGATGGAACGTCCGCGACGCTCGAAGAATTTTACGGGCTTTACGATAATTTTGTTCAAACTCCTGAAGAGATAGTTAAGCTACAGATAGTAGGCAGCGGCGAGACCGACCTACTGAAGGACGGTCCACCCTGTTTGCAGATACTGTGTAAGTCTGGCATCAGCGAGGGGGGAAGAAACAATGGTCTATTCAACATCGGGGTGTACCTACGCAAGGCATATCCGGACAGTTGGGAATCCGAAATCCTCAAGTACAACATGGAGCATCTTGCTCCGCCGTTACCGCTGCCAGAGGTCAACATAGTTGCCAAGCAACTAGACCGTAAAGATTACGCTTACAAATGCAGCGACGCTCCGATCAATTCACATTGCAACAAAGAGCTTTGTCGTACCCGCAAGTTTGGTGTTGGCGCTGCGGTAGCTGGCGCAACCATCGCAAACCTCCGTAAATATAACTCTACCCCGCCCGTCTGGTTTATGGACGTGAATGGCGAACCGCTGGAGCTAGATACCGACGCGCTGATGAATCAAGCCATGTTCCAGAAGGCTTGCATGGAGCAACTTAACTTCATGCCGCAGTCAGTGCAGAAAACAATGTGGGAAAGCAGGATCAGCACCTTGCTTTCCGAAATGCGTGATAACGAAAGCGCGATTATAGAAGTGGCTCAGGATGCCAGTATCAGTGGTCAGTTCTATGATTACCTTGAAGAGTTCTGCCGTCACTTACAGCAAGCGCAGGACAAAGAAGAAATCCTGCTACGCCGCCCATGGACCGATGAAGAGCAGGGCATCACCTTCTTCCGGCTCAAAGACTTTGAAGCTTTTCTGCGCAAGAATAAGTTCTTTGAGTACAAGTCGCACAAGATCGCCCAGCGTCTACGCGACATCAACGGTGAAAGCATAGTGTTGAAGATTAAAGGCCGAGCAGTACGCGTCTGGCAAATCCCTGCGTTCGACAGCGTGGAGGTTGACCTTGATCCGCCGCAGTTTGGTAATCAAGGGGAGGCACCGTTTTGACCAAGCCTGAGTTTGCAGACCGCAATAAACAAATTCTAAAGATGTACCAGCGCGGTATGACGTTTGCCGCCATAGGCAGACGAATGAACCTGTCCCGGGAGCGCATCCGCCAGATTGTCAGAAAATTAGAGGCGCTATAATGTTTAGAATATTCGGCCCGCCGGGCACGGGTAAAACTACGACCCTGCTCAACATGGTGGATGACGCACTCGAAAAGGGTATCGCACCAGAACGGATCGCTTTCCTAGCCTTCACGCGCAAGGCCGCCAACGAGGCCAAGGAACGCGCCTCAGAGCGCTTTAACCTCGACCCTAAGAAAGACCTTATCTTCTTCCGAACGTTGCACAGTCTGGCTCTCACGATGACTGACATACGCCCAGAGCAGGTAATGCAGGATGAACACTACCGGGAGCTAAGTAAAAGCATTGGCGTGTCACTAGGCAGCGCCAAGAACACCAACTTCGATGAAGATATTCCCACCCTTGTCACCAGCAGCGACCCGATACTTGGCCTGATTAACTTAGCCCGGCTGCGCAAAGCACCGCTGCGCGAGCAGTACAACATGAGCAACATCGAACCTGACTGGAACACGGTCAACTACGTGGACAAAAGCCTACGCGAATACAAGGACGCCATGGGCCTGTACGACTTCACGGACATGCTCGAACACTTTGCCAAAGGTGCCGACAAGTTCTGCCCTACGTTCGACCTGTGCTTCCTCGACGAGGCACAAGACCTCAGTCCCCTACAGTGGGACATCGCTCATATTCTGGATAAGCAATCCAAGCGCATGTACTGCGCAGGCGATGATGACCAAGCGATATACCGCTGGGCGGGCGCTGACGTGGACCACTTCATTAACTTACCGGGCGGTAGCGAAACTCTATCGCAGTCGTACCGCATTCCGTCATCAGTCCACAACATTGCGGAGGGTGTCGTGCGCCGCATTTCCCGACGATTCCCAAAGGTATACAAGCCCCGTGAGGAGCCCGGGAAAGTGGCGCGGATCAACACTATTAACTCCCTCGACATGACGCAAGGGTCTTGGTTGATTTTGTCGCAGGCAGCCTACCAACTACAGCCCGTCTACAACGACCTCAAGTCCGGCGGATACCTCTTCACGTACCGTGGCAAACGGTCCATTGCTGAAAAAGTCAGCGAAGCCATCAACGGCTGGGAACAATTACGTAAAGGCAAAGAAGTGTCCGGAAAAGTAGCACGGATCATCTACAGCTACATGTCTACCGGTAATCGTGTTACCCGAGGTTACAAAAAGCTGCCCGGCATCGACGATACCGACCTCGTGAAAATGGGAGACTTGGTTACCGACCACGGCTTGCTGGCCACCACCGACATGATTTGGTCCGAGGCCATGGACAAACTGCCCGAGACTGACCGGGCCTACATCACTGCACTGCTGCGCAGGGGCGAGAAATTTAACGGCATCCCCCGCATAACAGCATCCACGATCCACGGCTCAAAGGGCGGTGAGGCGGATAACGTCGTGTTATTCACGGACCTCAGCCCAGCAGCCGATGATGAAATGCGCATCAATCCTGATGACATGCACCGCGTGTTCTATGTTGGCGTCACAAGAACACGGCGTAATCTGTACATCGTAGACGCCGAAGATGTAACAAGGAGTTATGACCTATGAAAATGTCATGGACTGAATGGAAAGAATACGAAGAAAAACGTCGCAAGCTGTTTGAAGCGAACGGCGTGGCTGATCTTGCTCACTACCGAGCCAAAGCGCGGTGGACCGACCCCAGCATTCCAGACGAGGAAATCGAAGGCGTCCGGTTCGAGTGGGATAAAGAGCGCAAAGAATTTGTGAAGGCGGACTGATGAAGCGAAGAGAAATTTTACAAGAAGCAGAGCGCATAATTAATGGTAAGCGGGCCGCAGACTATGGTGATGCTTACGAAAACCACGAGCGTATAGCTAATTTATGGTCAGTCATTCTTGAGACTGACGTCACCCCAGAGCAGGTCTATCAGTGCATGATCGCTGTTAAGCTCGCACGATTAATAGTAACACCAGCACACGAAGACTCATGGCTAGATATATGCGGCTACGCTGCGCTGGGTGGAGAAGGTAATGGCAGGATTACAAATGACGATGTTCGCACCAAAAAGTGAGTGGGTTCCGCCGCTTGAACTTCCGGACATCACGTCGGCAACTAAGATTGCCATCGACGTCGAAACACGCGACCCGAACCTAAAAACAAATGGTCCGGGTTGGCCGACCGGGGACGGGGAAGTGGTGGGCTATGCCGTCGCAGTAGACGGTTGGTCCGGCTACCTTCCCGTGCGTCACATGGGCGGCGGAAACTTAGATGAGAAGATTGTAAACCGGTGGCTCAAGAAAGTATTCGAGTGCCCGGCAGACAAGATTATGCACAACGCCCAGTACGACCTTGGGTGGATCAAGCAGATGGGCTTTGAAGTCAAAGGCCGCGTCATCGACACCATGCTTGTCGCATCGCTGCTCGACGAGAACAGGTTTAGCTACAGCCTGAACGCGTTAGCTTATGACCACCTTAACAAGGTGAAGTCAGAGAAGGCCCTCGTCGAGGCTGCCCGGGAGTTCGGAATCGACCCGAAAGCTGAAATGTGGAAGATGCCAGCCATGTATGTTGGACCTTACGCTGAAGGCGACGCTGAACTGACCCTCGAACTCTGGAACTTCTTCTCCGCACAACTTAGCAAAGAAGACCTTTGGCCTATCGCAAATCTCGAACTTGATCTCCTCCCATGTCTCGTTGACATGACCATGCGAGGCGTCCGCGTCGATACTGACCGGGTAGAGCGAACGAGGGATAGTCTGCTCAAACGAGAGAGGGAAGTCCTCAAGCAAATTAAGAATATCGTTGGCGGAGACGTGGAAATCTGGGCTGCGCAGTCGCTCGCTAAAGCGTTCGATAAAGTCGGCATCCATTATCCACAAACCGAAAAAGGCGCACCGAGCTTCACTAAGCTCTTCCTCCAAGAAAACAATCATCCCCTCGCGCAGCTCATCGTCCAAGCGCGGAATCTGAACAAGACATCCGGCACCTTCATCAACACCATCATGAAGCACTGCCACGCTGACGGCAGAATACACAGTCATATCAATCAAATTCGCTCCGACGATGGCGGCACAGTCTCTGGCCGCATATCAATGTCCAACCCCAACCTGCAACAAATCCCGGCCCGCGACCCAGAACTTGGTCCTATGATCCGTAGTCTGTTCCTCCCGGAAGAAGGGGAGCAGTGGGCTGCCATTGACTTCTCGCAGCAGGAACCACGCATCTTGACCCATTATGCGCATGTATACGGGAAAATGCGAGGTATCGAACTGGACGGCGCGGCAGACTTTGTGGACGCGTACACCAACGATCCGGAGACAGATTTCCACACTATGGTGGCTGAGATGGCCAGCATTCCACGTAAGCAGGCCAAAACGATCAACCTTGGGATGATGTACGGCATGGGGGTAAACAAGCTCTCAGAGCAGCTAGACATCCCTGTGGAGGAAGCCAAGGGACTGGTAAAGCAATACCATGACCGGGTGCCGTTCGTTAAAGGACTGATGACAGGCGTCATGAACCGGCTCAACGAGAAATCGTCCGGCGGTTCGCTGCGCTCCATCCTTGGGCGCAAGTGCCGCTTCGATCTATGGGAGCCGGATACGTTCGCCATGAATAAGGCGCTGCCGTACAAAGAAGCTATCGACACCTACGGAGCGACAACCCGACTGAAGCGAGCGTACACGTACAAAGCGCTCAACCGCCTGATCCAAGCATCGGCTGCCGACATGACCAAGAAAGCGATGGTGGACCTGTACAAGATGGGTAAGCTGCCCATGATCCAAATCCACGACGAAATTGCCATGTCAGTGAAAAGTATTGACGAGGCACACGAGATCGCTAAGGTGATGGAGGATGCTGTACCCCTTGAAGTACCCAGCAAGTGCGATGTCGAGATCGGACCTTCATGGGGCGAAGCAAAATAACAACTCCATACTGCTCGACTAACCCCGCTTCGGCGGGGTTTTTCTTGCCTTCTTGCATAATCTCCTATATTATCGTAGATAATCCGGTACTCTGGAGTAGGAATTAATGGATACAACACGCTGGAAAAGCATCCTCGTACCACGAGAGGTGTATGAAGAGATAAAAGAAATGTCAAAAGCCGAGGGCCGGACCATCGGTGGGCAGTTGCGCCTTGTTTTCGAGTGGTACAAAGAGCAGGCAGAGAAGAATGACTCGGATAGAGTTGCAGAGCAACGGTGATATTCACCGCCGATTGATGCAAAACCAGTGCCCGAAGTGCGAAGGGCCGCTTAAAGTTGTGAAAAAAACAAAAGATCGCCTAGAAAGAAAGTGTGATCGCTGCGTATTAACCATCTTAGATAGTTTTCCCGGGGCAGAATACCCAATCAACAGCTAATGTATGCGATTAACTATTGCTTATCCCATACAGATGTGTCTATAATGACCTCGAACATGAAGCCCATGTTCTCCGTAGTTGACTCTGCCCCTAGTATGGTTGCCCCCATCTAGGGGCTTTTAATTTGAGGAGTCGTTATGGAAGCCGATAAGCGCGTAAGCGAGATAGATTGGAGCTGGGCCGTATCACAAATTAATAGGGTTGTAAACGAAACCCTGTTAAAAATTGAGGAAAATGATACGATGGAACCAGATGACAAGAAGCAAAGGCTTAACGAAATTGAAAAAGCATGGCAGCGAATACTCAGTGGCTGAAGAAATGGCGAAAGACCACTTCTTTGAAGCTGCTGAACAAACCGCTGATCTTCTTGCTGAGTTCGATCAACGCGGCCTTGAGAAAGGCCCCGCTCTCGGGGGAGCCCTGACTCAAATCATCACCCACCTAATCGCCGTGTCGCCCGACACCCCTTCAGCGATGGGGCTCCTCTCCTCTTGTATAGCCAACGCAGCACAACACGCCGAAGGCTTTATAGAAGTCACGCACGACGCCCCCGATAATATTCACTGATTGACATTATCTAATAAAGTCGCATACAATACCCGTGAAGTCACAACACGGAGATTGCTATGAAAGACTTACTCACACTCGACGAAGTGGCCAAGATCGCTAACGTATCAAAGCCAACCATCTACCGACGTTTAAAGCACACTGACTTTCCTAAACCCGTCAAAGTGCCACGCGCCGGGGACCGCGGACCAAAGACCGTCAACCGCTGGGAACGTGGCCAAGTCATGGGCTGGCTCATGAAAGGCAACGATCCGGAGTGGATGAAGCAACCGCTGCGTCAAATTAATAACACTGTCAATAAAGTGGATGCCGCACGACAGGTCCAAGACTTCGCACCAGAGGACACGGACCACGGCCCAAAGGGCTTCTGGGAAAACCATACGCTGTTGGCCGTCATTGGCGGGGTAGCAGCGGCTGTCGCATACGCACTGGTCAATGGCTGAAGACCTCAAAGAAAAATGGTGGGCGTGGCACAAACAGAACCCCGAGTTCTATGATCTGTTTAAACGCTTCACCTTCCAAGCGATTGGTAAAGGGCATCGCCGCCTATCCGCTTGGCTTATCGTCAATCGAATCCGGTGGGAAACCATGATCGTTACCACCGGGGACGATTACAAAATCAGCAACGATTACATCGCGCTCTAC